GAGTGCAACGGTCCCTTAAAGAGAGAGCGTTTTTTCTGTATAGATCCACCGATATCAACTTTACGCAAGAAAATGTTGAAAATGAACCACTTTGCACGGTCAGGGTGGGTCAGACATGGGACCTAATCAAGGTTTTTTTGAACAATGCATACAATATATAGAGCCAACGATCCACGGAACGCTAAAAGTGTTGAAAAATATAGAGGTGAAGGGCCTTATAATATAGATTATGCAACAAAATCCTAGGTACTTAGAGCAAATGAAAAAGTCAATAAAATCAACGGTTCGCGGGCCCCAAAAATTTGGCACACGCACTAGCACCGGCGACCTAGGTCTAGCAACATTTACACACTATGGGAGTAAAATATGCATATAGACTACTCAAAATTAGACTCGAACCAATTAAAGGCGATGGTATTGCTTCGAAAAAAGATAGAACAAGAACAAGCTCGTGGTAATTTTCTAAGATTTGTAAAATCTATGTGGCCTGATTTTGTTGAGGGACCACATCACGTTAAGATTGCAGAAAAATTTCAAAAATTTTTGACAGGTAAGAACCAAAGACTGATAGTTAACATGCCCCCACGTCACACAAAAAGTGAGTTTGCCTCATTTTTATTCCCGGCATGGATGATAGGGCAAAATCCTAGACTAAAAATCATTCAAGCGACTCACACAGGTGAGTTGGCCATAAGATTTGGTAGAAAAATTAGAAATTTAATGAACACAAAGGAATATAAGGGAGTTTTTCCTGATGTAACGTTAAGAACTGACAATCAGGCGGCAGGAAGGTGGGAAACTAACCTTGGTGGAGAGTATTATGCCGCAGGTGTTGGTGGTGCAATAACAGGAAGAGGTGCTGATCTGTTAATTATTGATGATCCTCACTCAGAACAAGATGCTTTGTCTGAAACAGCCATGGATAATGCATATGAGTGGTACACTTCAGGTCCTAGACAGCGTATGCAACCTGGGGGAAGTATTGTTATCGTTATGACTCGATGGTCTAACAAGGATCTTACAGGTAATCTCATAAAAAAGATGGGGGATCTCAAGGCAGATAAGTGGGACATCATAGAATTCCCGGCAATTTTAGAAGACGATGACGATGAAACTAGAAAACCAATATGGCCACAGTATTGGAAGTTGGAGGAGCTTGATAAAGTTAAAGCTTCTTTGGTTCCAAGTAAGTGGAATGCACAGTGGCAACAAAATCCTACCTATGATGGATCTAGTATTATTAAACGTGAGTGGTGGAACATTTGGGACAAGGAAGATCCACCTGAGTGTGCTTTTAAAATTCAAAGTTATGATACAGCGTTTTCAAAAAAAGAGTCTGCTGACTATTCTGCCATTACAACATGGGGTGTGTTCTATCCTGACGAAGGAACAGAAACACATTTGATTTTGTTAAACGCTAGAAAAGGTCGTTGGGACTTTCCTGAGCTCAAACAAGTAGCAAAGGAAGAATTAACATTGTACAAACCTGAGGCTGTGATGATTGAGGCCAAGGCTTCAGGCACACCCTTGATACAAGAGCTTAGGCGTTTTGGAGTGTACGCTACAGCTTTCTCTCCTAATCGTGGAATGGACAAACATGTCAGATTAAACTCTGTTGCTCCTATCTTTGAGGCAGGGCATGTGTGGAGACCAAACAGGGATTGGGCTGAAGAAGTGCAAGAAGAGTGTGCCTCTTTTCCTTATGGAGAGCACGATGATCTTGTTGACGCAACTACCTTAGCACTGTTAAGATATAGACAGGGAAATTTCATTTCATTGTATGATGATGAACCTGAAGAACCAATTGGAAAACGTAAATATGAATACTATTAAAAAAATTAATCCTGAAGACAGGAGACTGAAACAAAAGCTAACGCCTAAGCAAATGATATTCGTTTATGAGTATGTTCATAAAGTTTTACTCGGAGAGTGTTCCGCGGCCGAAGCAGCACGGAAAGCGGGATATTCAAAAAATCGTGCACGTCAAACTGCAACTGATTTAATGAACCCTCACTTAAATCCTTTCGTAGTGGAGGCTGTTAATGAGATGAAACAAGATCTGCATCAGATGTATGGAGTATCCACTGCCTCTCATTTGGCCTCCCTAAAACAAATCAGAGAGGAAGCAAGAGAACACAAACACTATTCGGCGGCCGTGGCTGCTGAAGTAAACAGAGGTAAGGTTGCAGGATTTTACGATAACAAAGTTCAGGCTGACACCCCTTTAGAGAACATGAGTAAAGATGAGCTAATTAAAGTTTTAGAGAACTACGATAAGCATGGCATCACTCACGACACAAAATTAATTATCGATGACGATAAAGAAGTGATGACAGGTAACTAAGATGAATCCTCTACTGACGCTTTTATTAACTGGAGCTAGAATGAATCCCTCGGTCATCGGACCGTTGCTCGTGGGCAGTGTGGGAGCTCAACAAGCAAAAGAAATACAAAAAGATTATGCTCTCGGTAATATATCTTTAGATGACATATACAATATTATTTCAAATTTAGCGGCGTCGCCTGGCGGCACTTTCGCATTAAAAGCGTTAAAAGATAAAGATAAGGAGAGTAATATAATACCTTTCCCTCAAAAAGGAGGAGATATGACTCCCAGTGAACCTCCTGAGGAAGACCCTGAAATACCACCATCAGGTATAGGAGAAGCACTAGATTTAGTAGAAAAAACAAAAGAAAACTTACCACCTAGAGATGAGTCTTCAGGAATGGCTGCTGATTATGTTCCTCCTGAATATGGACCTCAAGCTTTTGACTTAACACAAGAATTATCGGAGGAATTCTCGCCTGAGGGGTTTTCGACTTTTAGCACGGATGTAGGAGACAATTATGAATATTTAAGAAATTTTATTTTTGATAGTGATTCAAAAGTAAGAAAAGAGGGCCTTGAATTTATAAACTTGTTAAAAAAAATAAAAGGCGATCCTGAAGCTTTAATAACAATGTACCGTGCAGCACCAACCGATGAACTTAGAGAGGGAGATTTATTAACTCCATCCAAAACTCAAGCTCAGTTTTATGTTGATCAGTCCACCATCACACAAAAAGAGATTAGAGAGGAAGAGAGAAAAGCGAGATTAGATACTGATGAGCCAATTGATTTATCTAAAGAAAGAGCGTTTTCAGTGGTGGACAGTTTAATGGATATATTTGGAGAAAAACAAGTGACTCCTTCTAAATTATTTGAATATAAAATTAAAGCAAAAGACCTTCGTTGGGATGGAGGAAACAGAGGAATAACAGGATGGGGATATTTCCCAACAGACAAATAGATGTGTTGTAAAACAACGGTTAGGTGGTATAAATAAAAAATGGTAGATAATATAGATAAATCTCTAGACCTAGGTGGTAAGCCTGAATTAGAAATTTTAAAATCGGAAACTGAAGTTGAGATTGATGGTCAGCCTATTCCTACACCTGAGGGAGTAGATATAGAGATTGATGAACAGGGTGGTGCAATATTAGATTTTGATCCGATGAAAACATTACCTGATGAAGTTGAGTTTTATTCAAACTTAGCTGAAGTTATGGACGAGCAAGAGTGTAATAGACTTGCTGATGAATTACTTGCAGAATTAGAAAACGATAAGTCCTCACGAAAAGATTGGGAAGACTCTTACATGAAGGGCCTAGATCTATTAGGAACAAAGTATGATGAAAGAACTAGACCATTTCAAGGAGCTAGTGGTGTTACTCACCCTTTGTTAGCTGAGAGTGCAACACAGTTTCAAGCCACAGCTTATAAAGAATTGTTACCTTCCAGTGGTCCTGTAAGAACAGTTATTATGGGACAGGAGACACCTGAAAAATATTCTCAAGCTCAAAGAGTTGAGGAGTTTATGAATTATCAAATAACAAACACAATGGAGGACTATACTCCTGAGTTTGATCAAATGTTATTTTATTTACCTTTAGCAGGTTCTACATTTAAAAAAGTTTATTATGATGAGTTGATGGACAGAGCTGTATCAAGGTTTGTTCCAGCAGAGGATTTAGTTGTCAATTACATGGCAAGTGACTTAGACTCTTGTGAAAGAATAACTCAGATAATTAACATGAGTTATAATGATTTTAGAAAAAAACAAGTTTCAGGTTTTTATAAAGACATAGACATAATGCCATCTGAAACTGAACCAACAGAGGTTCAAAAAAAATATGATGAGATAGAGGGCTTAAAGGCTTCTTACATGGATAAGTCGGTTAGGCTTTATGAGTTTCATGTGTCCTTAGATTTAGTGGGTTTTGAGGATAAAGGAGTAGATGGTGAGCCCACAGGAATAAAAATTCCTTACATTGTAACTATTGAAGATAGCTCAGGTAAAGTGGTGGGTATCAGAAGAAACTATGACAAAGGTGATGAAAAAAAATTAAAGAAAAAATATTTTGTTCATTATAAATTTTTACCGGGTTTAGGTTTTTATGGACTTGGTTTAATACATTTAATCGGTTCTTTATCAAGAACAGCGACACAACTTTTACGACAATTAATAGACGCAGGTACTTTAGCTAATTTACCCGCAGGATTTAAATCAAGAGGCATTAGAATTAGAGATGATGCTGAGCCTCTACAACCAGGAGAATTTAGAGACATAGATGCACCTAATGGTGATCTAAGAAATGCTCTTTTACCTTTACCTTACAAAGAACCCTCTCAAACACTTTACAGTCTACTAGGATTTGTTGTTCAATCAGGACAAAGATTTGCGGCTATAACTGATTTACAGGTTGGTGATGCAAATCAAAACGCACCTGTCGGAACAACAATGGCATTATTAGAGAGGGGCTCCAAAGTCATGTCAGGAATACATAAACGATGTCATTATTCTCAGAAAAAAGAATTTAAATTATTGTTTGATGTTTTCCGTGATTATCTACCTGAGACTTATCCATACTCAGTAGAGGGTGCTGATAGAACTGTAAAGGCAGAAGACTTTAGTGACCGTGTGGATGTCTTACCTGTTTCAGATCCTAATATATTTTCTACAACTCAAAGAGTAACTTTAGCTCAAACAGAGTTACAGTTGGCTCAAAGTGCTCCTGATATTCATAATGTGAAAGAGGCTTACAGAAGAATGTATGAAGCTCTAGGTGTTAAAGACATTGATCAAATTTTAAGAAAAGATTCTCCAACGGAGCCAAAAGATCCTGCTATGGAGCACTCTGATTTGTTAGATGGTAATCTACTGAGAGCGTATGAGGGACAAGATCATGATGCTCACATTCAAAATCATTTAATTTTTGGCACTAATCAAATGGTATTAGGTAATCCTCCAATGGCTATGAAGTTACAAAAACACGTTTTAGAACATGTATCATTAAAAGCAAAAGAACAAGTAATGTTTTTAGTGCAACAGGGTCAACTTCCTCAAGAGCAAGTTGATGAAGCAATAGCAAAATTAGAGGCACAGTTTATGGTAGAGATAAAACAATTATCAGCACAACTAAGTGGACAAGGTAAACCTGATCCTGTCATACAACTTAAGCAACAAGAATTAGCTCAAGAGGCTCAAAAAGATCAAGTTGATGCTCAGTTGGATGCTGCTAAATTACAATTAGATGTTGAAAAACTAAAACAAAGAGCAGTTAATGATCAAGCTAGAATACAAAAAGATTATGATATCGCAGACAAACGTGCTGAAGTTCAGTATGACAAGATGACTACACAAACTTTAAATCAAGCGAGAAGAGATGCCACTAACAAAAAAGGGTAGCAAAATAAAGAAATCCATGGAGAAGACATATGGAAAGAAAAAAGGTAAACAGGTTTTTTATGCGTCGGCTAACAAAGGAGTTATTAAAGGCGTTGAAAAAAAATCTAGAAAGACCAAGTGATAAGTATTATACTTTTAAGATGGACAAACAAACTGAAAAAAGAGTTCAAAAGATTATTAATGACACTAGGACTTTTGTTCAAGGTCAGGTAGATCAAGGAATGAATTTAGTTGAGTTAGCTCAAGTTATGTTAGCTATGAGTCGTGAAACAATGGTTGACGCTTATGGTGAACAACTGGCTGATGCTTATATTGCTAATCAAATTTCTAGGTTGCAAAATGATGAAAAAAGTCTAACGTTGCACTAATGACTAAAAAACTTACAAAAACAGTCCCTCCTAAAAAGGGACCTAAGTCACAAGGTTTATCTATTCCACCAGGTAAGATCATGCCAGTAGGCTCTGTACCTGAGGATAAAAAACACAAACGAGGTTATGGAATAGCATCTAAAGGTCTTAAATTCGAAGGAGTATTTTAATGGAAATACTATCAAAAGTTAAAAACTTGGCTTCTAATGTAAAGAAAAGAGATGTAGCTATCGCTGTCGTTTTTCTTGCGTTAGGAGTATATATTGGTTCTTAATAAATTATTAGGTGGTTCTCTAGTAGAAACGGTTGGTAAGGTAATAGACTCTGTTCACACCTCAGAGGAAGAAAAACTTGCCGCAAAAACAAAACTCAAAGAATTAGAAAACCAAATTAATTCCAAACAAATGGATATTAACTTAGCTGACGCTAAGTCCACTGCCACAGGAATTGGTGGAATTATGCAACGAGCTTGGCGGCCTTTAATCGGGATGAGCTGTGCTCTAGCAATATTGTGGGAGTATGTATTGAAACAATTTATCATGTTCATACTTGCTGCTTTCAGCATTGAACACGCTCCTTTACCTCAGTTGGACATGGCTGTTTTGATGCCGTTGGTCATGGCATTACTTGGCATGGCCGGAATCCGCAGTTTCGACAAGTTGAAAAAAACTAATTCAGGATGATTGAACATTTTGATTACAAAGTAAAACAACTCATTTCAAAAAAAATTGATGAGAAAAAAGATGACTTGTTAAGCAGACAAGTTAGCTCTTACGATCAATATCAGTATGAGTTAGGTAAGTTACATGCTTTAGAGGGTTTAATGTTAGATTATCAAGATTTATTAAAAGAGGTAGTTAAAGATGAGTAAATTAATTGTCCCTAGTTATTTAAAAGGGAAGACTAATGAAAAGAAAGAAGAAAGCAAAGAACCTGTTATGGACAAAGTTCCTCAAGCAACAGGTTGGAGAATAGTAGTTTTGCCTCACAAAGGGGTGGACAAAACAAAAGGTGGTTTATTACTTACCGATAAAGCGATAGAAGAACAACAACTTACGACTAATGTTGGTTTAATTTTAAATATGGGGCCTGATGCTTATGCAGATAAAACTAAATATCCAAATGGACCTTGGTGTAAAGAGGGTGATTGGGTAGTTTTTGCAAGATACGCAGGTTCTAGAGTAAAAATTGAAGGTGGAGAGATCAGAATATTGAATGATGATGAGATTTTGTCCACAGTAAAAGATCCAACAGATATATTAACTTTGTATTAGGGAGAAAAAAATGGCTGAAGAAAAAATGGTAGACCTTGACACTACAGGAGAAGGTCAAGAGGTTGAACTTCAAGAAGAAGAATCTACTAAAGAGGAGAAAGTCCAAGAAGAAAAAGTAGAGGTTGCCTCTGAGGAAAAAGCAGAGGAGACTAAAGATGAGGAAGAGTCTAAAGACGATGGTTTGGATAAGTATTCTAAGAATGTTCAAAGAAGAATTAAAAAACTTTTAGATAGGATCGAAAAATCGGAGCAAAGAGAGGCTGAAGCTATAAAGTTTGCTGAAAGTGCTAAAAAGAAAGCTCAAGAGGCTGAAGATAGGATGCAATCTTTAGATGCTAATTATGTTTCAGAATATGAAACTAGAGTAAAATCACAGATTGAACAGGCTAAAAAAGCTTTGGCAGACGCTAGAATGAACAATGATGTAAATGCTGAAGTGGAAGCTCAAAGATCTTTGACTAGACTTGCGATTGAAGAGGAGAGAGCGATAGTTTCAAAAGAACAAAGAGAAAAGCTTTTAAAAGAAAAAGAAAATTTATCATCTCAAAATCAAGACACTGGTCAAACTCAAGCTCCTGTGAGACAACCTGATCCAAGAGCAGAGGAGTGGGCAAAAGAAAATGAGTGGTTTGGTCAAGATGAGGCAATGACTTTTACTGCTTTAGCTCATCATAAAAAGCTTTTAAATCAGGGTTTTGATCCTAAGAGTGACGATTATTACACTGAGATTAATCAGTATATGAAAGAACAGTTTCCTCAAAAATTTGAGAAAGAAGTTAAAGAAAAAGCTCCTCAAACTGTTTCTGGAGCGTCTAGAACAGGCAAAACCACTGGAGCAAAGAAAGTTAAATTAACACCTAGTCAAGTTGCCATAGCAAAAAAACTAGGGCTTACACTTGAACAATACGCAAAATATGTATAGATTGGAGACAATATGGTAAATAAAACGCTAAGATCTAGTGAGACTAGGGAGAAGACATCTCGTAAAAAAGGTTGGACTCGACCTTCATCATTAGACGCACCCCCAGCACCTGATGGGTACAAACATCGATGGATAAGGGAATCAGTCAGAGGATTTGACGACAACAAAAACGTCATGGGAAAATTAAGAGAAGGTTGGGAATTAGTCCGAGCCGACGAATATCCTGACTGGCAACTTCCTACCATTGAAGATGGTAAACACGCAGGAGTTATAGGGGTAGGTGGGTTACTGTTAGCTCGTATGCCAGTAGAGACAGTTGAAGAGCGCAATGCTTATTACAAAAATTTAACCGAGAGCCAAAAAGAGGCTGTCGACAGCGATCTACTGAAAATCGAGGATCCAAGGATGCCGATCAGTAAACCCCAAAGGCAAACCAAAGTAACTTTTGGTTCAGGAAACAAGTCGTAATCGGCACGGTTTGTTGAACGACCAATACTAACAACATATTACAAAGGAGTAATATTATGGCAAATCAACAAGGCAACTTTGGATTTCGTCCAGTGCTAATGATGGGTTCCGCTTATAACGGACAAGGTCAACAACAGATGACCATCGCTAGTAACGAAACGAACTCCATTTTTATGGGAGATCCTGTAGTGCTAAATGCAAACGGATCAATCTCTCGTGGATCATCTGCCGGTGCTGAGCTTGTTGGTATTTTTAATGGTTGTTTCTACACAGACCCAACATCACAAAAACCAACATTTTCAAACCACTATCCAGGTGCGATTGTAGCTGACGATATAGTTGCAAACGTAATTAGTGATCCTGATGTCATTTTCGAAGTCAAAATAGATGACGCAAATGGCGGACGAGCACAAGTTGGTTCAACATGTAATATCGCAACATATAGCGCAGGATCTACCAAATCAGGTATTTCAGGCGTAGCTATTGATGGTAGTACATTTGCAACTAGCGATGCTTCTAACTTCGCTGTATACGATCTTTCAACAGATCCTGACAACAGCGACTATACTGTAGCTAATGCTAACATTCTTGTTAGAATTAATAAGCATCAGTATAGAGACTCAACAGGCGTATAGGAGGTTAAACTATGGCTATTTCTAGAAGTCAACTCGTTAAAGAGTTAGAGCCGGGTTTAAATGCACTATTTGGCCTGGAATACGCAAGATATGAAAACGAACACGCAGAAATCTTTGATAGCGAAACTTCAGACAGAGCGTTTGAAGAAGAGGTAATGTTATCAGGTTTCGGTTCTGCTCCAACTAAAGCAGAGGGTGCCGGTATATCTTTCGACACAGCAGTTGAAGCTTACACTTCACGCTACACACACGAAACAATTGCATTAGGTTTTGCAATAACAGAAGAGGCAATCGAAGACAATCTTTACGATCAGCTTTCATCTCGTTACACAAAAGCTCTTGCAAGATCAATGGCAAACACAAAGCAAGTAAAAGGAGCTGATGTTTTAAACACAGCCTTTGCTGCTGCAGGTGCTGCAGGAACTAATCCTGGTGGTGATGGTGTATCACTTATCAATACACAACACCCACTGGCACAAGGTGGCGTTCTATCAAACAGATTAGCAACAGATGCTGATTTGAATGAAACATCACTTGAGCAATCTTTGATTGACATTGCTGCATTCGTAGATGAGCGTGGTCTTAAAATAGCAACTCAAGGTAGAAAACTTATAATTCCAAAAGAATTACAGTTTACTGCTGACAGGTTGATGGCTTCAGCTTTAAGAACTGGAACTTCTGACAATGACATTAATGCAATCAGAAACATGGGAATGATTCCTGAAGGTTATGTGGTAAACCACTTCTTAACCGACACTAACGCATTCTTCATTAAAACTGATGCACCTAATGGACTAAAAATGTTCACAAGAACTCCACTTGCCACAAACATGGAAGGTGATTTCGATACAGGTAATGTCAGATACAAAGCTAGAGAGAGATACTCATTTGGTTTCTCAGATCCTAGAGGTATTTTCGGAACTTCTGGCGCATAAGCAACAGTTTGCATGAATGCTAAAGGGCGGTTGTCTTTGACTCCGCCCTTTTTTTATGCCATATTAAAATTCTAACATTAAAGAGTCATACACACTGAGTTAGCAGACGGTATAGAGACTGTATGACTATGGTCTATACAACCAAGGAGGTTTATTATGGCTACACACTTTAAAGGACCAATATTATTTTCAGCACAGAGACCTGCGCTAGAAAATTTAAATATTGCAAAATGGCCTGATCAATTCACCTATATGGATGATTTTAATCAGGGTGCGTTAGACGCAACACACGATTGGACTATCGTAAAAGACTCTGGAGCTAGTGCAGCAGTTGTTGCAGATGCTCTTAACGGTGAAGTAAATTTAACTTCAGCGAACACCACAGATAACGATGGTGCTTCAATACAGGGAAAGCAAGAATCTTTTGCTTTACCTACAACAGCAGGTAACAAGCTTTACTTTGAGACAAGAGTAAAAATTTCTGATGCTACACAAACTGACTTTTTGGTTGGTTTTACAGAAACATTCGCCACAAATCCTGAAAACGCATTACTATCTAGTAATGTCATAGGTTTTGTTAAAGTAGATGGAACTGCTATTGTAAAAGGAACAACTGAATCTGGTGACACTCAAACTTTAGTGGAATTTTCTGATACTACAAAATCAACAATGGAAAATGACACTTATGTAACACTAGGTCTTATAGCCACAAAAGGCAGTTCTAGCACCAACACAGTTGAGTTCTTTATTAACAGAAAAAAAGTAGGAACATCAACAACAAACATTCCAACAGCTAATTTAAAAGTAATGGCTATGAGTGTTTCAGGTGATGCTACAGGGCAAAAAGTAACTACTGTTGATTACATCATGGCTGCGCAAGACAGAGACGTAAGCTACGAATAGGAGTAAATTATGTTTGCAGTAAAAACAGTTAAGAGAACAAGCACTGGCACTGTTTTTAGTGGTCCTGCTAGAGTTATTGGTTTACATGCGATTGCAGGTGGTTCAACTGGATCCATAGTCTTAAAAGACGGTGGTGCTAGTGGAACTACTTTAGTAGATTTAGATACACCTGCTTCATCAACAGAGGGTATTGTTAATCCTTATTTTTCAGATGAGGGTATTAGATTTACCAATGATGTTCATGTGACTTTGACTAATGTTACTTCAATAACTGTAATATTTGCGTAATGGCAGATAAACAACCACCTAAAACAAAAAAATATTTCCGCCCCACTAAGGCAGGGGCGGGAATGACTAAAGCTGGTGTTGCC